TCTACATAATTTTCTGCCTCATATACATCACCAATAACTTTTGCAATTGCTATACGATCGGAATTTTTGCTTGGTATTAAGATTATGTCTCCTTTATCAATTTCAAAAACAAAACGATTAATTTTGTTTAATATGGCAGTAATTTTGCCTTTAGCAGTTCCATCACTTTCATCATCTGAATCTTCTGGCAGTGTAGATATTTTCTCGTAAACTTCTATGAGTCGTTTTATTTCATCGTCATCTTTAGTGTATAAGATGCTAAGAGAAACATAATCCCATGAAATCGAAATATATTCATGTAAAGTAAAGTCTTCGTAATACTCTCCACCATTGGTTCTGATAATCCAGTAGTGAATATCTTCGGGAACAGACGGTATTTTTAATAGTGAAAGTAAATTACTATCCATTATTTTCTCCTTTCGTTTTCTAATTTCAATTCTATTAATTTTTGATGATACCCAGTCATCCTAGATATCTGATCAATAGTAAAATCCCTGTATTCCGTAAAGAATGAATCTGGCAACAGCAGCTCCATTGCGAACTTGTTGGCTTCGATTTCCTTTTTGGAATTCAGTAAAAGTGTTTTGTTACGAATAAAATAACAATTTTCCTTCCGGTGCAGGATAGCATGTCCGAGCTCATGAGCCATGACCAGACGTTGTTCGTGCTCTGGAAGATTTTGATTAATGAATATGTAGCGGTGATTTTTCAGGAACATATAGCATCCTTCGAACTGCAGATCACAAATCTGGTACAGGATACCAAGCTGATCAGCGATGGCAAAAGGGTCTGCTGTTCCTGTTTTTCTTTTATAGTAAGAAACAATTTTCTTGATATTACGATTCAAGCAATCCACCTACTTTTTGTACTTCTTAGGAGTGTACTTCTCTTTATTTATAATCTTTAATCTCTTCAAAGCAATTTCTAATTCATCCCGGAACAGCTCTGCGGCATCTGGGCTGAGCTCTTCACCGTTGTAGCTGGCAGGGCCGTCCTCGCCAGAGGTAAGTTTTTCCATGATACTGTCCAGATCTTTGGCGATGTCTTTTTTGTCTTTTTCTGTTAGCCCATTATTGTCAGTTCCTTTTAACAAGAAATCGGTACTTACGTTGAAATAATTAGCGACAAGCAGAAGTTTTTCAGCACTTGGATTAGGATTGGATTTCCATTTTGAAATAGTACCCTTGCCAAAACCAAGCTCTTTTTCCAAGTCGGATTGATTGATTCCACGTGTATCACAGAGCGAAATTATGCGGTTAAAAACACGAGGGTCAAGCGCCGAAGGCTCAACTTCTGTTGCACCATTGACAAGGTAATCCACTGTAACATTGAAATAGTCTGCTATTTTTTGAAGTCGTTCAGCTGACGTTTGGCTGTTACGAAGCTTTCCAATAGATCCGCGCCCAAACCCAAGTTCCTTTTCTAAGGCTGTAACAGCAATACCCCTTTCTTTACACAATGTTTTAATAGTTTCGTATGTAGACATGATTCCTCCTTAAAAAAGTAGAAAAAGTTCTACAATTCTATTGACAACGTAGAAAATCAGCTATATAATGCAAATATAACGTAGAAAATCTTCTACGAAGTAAAGGAAATGTAGAAAATAGTTTGTAATTAATTTGTGATTATCTTGATTATAGAATATTTTCTACATTAAGTCAATATAAAAGTAGAATATTTTCATCTTAGAAAGGAGGAGAAACGTGATTTACGATAACATCCGAACTATCTGTGAAAAGAAGAACATTTCTATTAAACAGGTAGAGCGAGAACTTGGTTTTTCCAATTCAAGCATTTGTAAATGGAATGAATGTGAACCAAGTGTTTGGAAAGTACAGAAAGTAGCAGATTATCTTGGAGTATCCATGGAATATTTGCTGTCAGACCAGAAGGAGGCGAGCTGAGGTGATAGACAAAATAAAATTCTTTCTTGAAGATGCCACAATCCCCATCATCGGTGGCATCATAGGAAGTTTTATAGGGATGGGGATAGCAGTACTGTTAGGGATATTGTAATCAGAGTTGTAATGATTGCAATGACGATAGGAAGGACGATTTGTAACAAAACAAATTGCAAATTGAACCATTGCTTACTTTCGACTTCTGCGATGCCGAGTTCATCAAGTTTAAAGAGAGTATCTTCACGAAACGGAACAGGTTCACCATATTGATTGGTGCTTCCGCCGATTTGTATAACATAATGACTTCGGACAAGACTGTCTAGTATTTCGTCAATATCATCAAATTGCATATTCAATTTTGAATATGAGACAGATTTTCGATGATATATGTATCGAAGAATTTTTAAAGAATGTTTGGTGATGGTCATGAGGATCTCCTTTCATTGCAGATAACTAAAGTATACAGGATTCAATACAAGAAAACAATGAGTAATCAAGCCAGACCAGAAGGAGGCGAGACAGATGGAAGAGAAGATACTAAAAATATGCATGAAATTATTCTGGCCAGTACTAATTGCATGGATACTTTGTGTACTGGCCAAGATAATGGTTGATTTAGGTCTGATTACATAAGACGTTCGGAAATTTCCTGTAATGGATATGAAATAGCATGGTATTCCTTGTCCACCAAACGAGGTTTTACTAATTTTCCATAATTAGCAACTGCTATTTCAAAATGTTCTGAGTAATGCTTTTTACCGGAATGATAATGAATATCAAAAACCGCAGCACCGCCCTTATATTCATATAGCTTGAAAGGTGCAAAGAATTTTTGACCGGGTGCTATTGAATTCCCAGAAAGACCATCAAAGATGGTTGAAATATCAGCAAGTGATTTCGGATGATTTTGTATAACGTCATTATATGTAAGCGAATCAATAAAGGCGGAAGATGCACCAAAATTCTTAACAACAAAATAGCCAGTTGGTTCTCCGCATTGTATGTAATCAAAATAAATACATACATAAGGTCGACTGGAATTTTCAATCATTTTATTATTTTGACGCAAAGTTATTACAACTGTAACGATGGAAATGACAGCCAAAATAAAGGAAAGCACAGAGAGCACAATATTTACTTTTGTTGATAAATCCATGAAATTTTCTCCTTTCTTTAGACTCAGGCATGGCAGTGCCCTGTAACACAAGAATAGGAGAGTAACGATGAAAAGTCAATCTGTTGAAGAAAATCGACAAATTTCGACAAAGAAAGAGAGGTGAAATACATGGCAATTCAATACACATCAGAAGAAAAAAAGTACGTTCTCCTTAAAGGAAACATCCTGAAACGTATGGAAGCAGAAAGAGTATCTGATGCTCAGATGGCTGCAGCTACTGGAATGGCAGTGAGAACATACAGAGAGAAGAAATTGTATCCAGAGAAATTTACTTATCCAGAACTCAGAAGATTGTTTATTCGGTTGAAGTTTCCGGAGAGTGAGATATTGGAGGCATTAACATGAGAGATTTAATTGATTCCATTCTGATTGGGGGATGTGCAAGTTATCTTCCGTTCTGGATATGGAACAACACAGGTGATCAGATTACTGGAGCAATCGCACTGAGCGGGGTAATATACGTCTTCAGACGATGGCACATATGGAATGCAGAATGAAAAAGGATCCTCAGAGCGGCAACTCAGGAGGACCCAAAAGATAATAATAGTTTATCACCCTTTCATTGTATGAGGGTAGAAAGGAAAAGTCAATGATTAAAGCAGAGAAAACTGGAAACAAAATGGAACTGACAATCACTGGAGGTTCACATGATTTGATTTGTGAATTTGATGAGGTACTGAAAGCAATGTACAAAGTGCTGGATGAGAGCGTTGTAAAGTCAGCTCCATTTACTGCAGAAGATATCTTACACACAATGGCACATAATGCGGCGGCAGAGGGGAAGGAAAATAGGTGAAAGACAGATTTACAATCCCTAATCCCAATGGTGCCGGATACCGTATTCCTGCCTGCAGGGGCGGGAGTTTCCGAACAGAATGGCAGCAGGACCAGTCAGTTATATATGGAAGCATTGCTGATCGGCTGGGTGCTTATGAAGACATCGGAAGTATTGAAGAATTAAGGGAACTGAAAGCGAGGAAGATTAAATGAAATTAAATAAACTGATATCTACTTTAAATATGGAGCATGAAGAATGGCTGGAAAACAGACGTAAAGGCATCGGCGGTTCTGATGCCGGAAGTATCTGTGGACTGAATCCTTATTCTTCCGCAATTGCAGTATTTCAGGATAAAACACAGCCATTGACAGAAAAGCCAGATAACGAATCTATGAGACAGGGGCGTGATCTGGAAGAATATGTTGCCCGCCGGTTCATGGAAGAAACTGGTAAAAAGGTACGCAGGGCAAATGCAATCTTCTATAAAGAAGAGCAGCCCTTCATGCTTGCAAATGTAGACCGCCTGATTGTTGGCGAAAATGCCGGATTGGAGTGTAAGACAGCATCTGCGTATTCTGCTGATAAATGGAAAGACGGACACATTCCGGAATCTTATGAGATCCAGTGCCATCATTATATGGCAGTGACCGGAGCTGATGCCTGGTATATCGCATGTGTGATTTTGGGAAAAGAATTTGTTTGGCACAAGATTGAGCGTGATGAAGAAATCATCCAGATGCTGATTAGCGTAGAATCGGATTTCTGGAAT